GGCGTCGTACACGAGCGCGGCGATCACGCCCTGGAGTTGCTTCGGGTTGCAAAACGCGACGCGGCTGACCTTATACATGCGCGCCGCCATGCTGTCGGCGTATCCCCACGGACGGTCGGCGGCGGCACAAGCAATGCCTCGATTTTTCTGATCTGCGGTCCGCGCTCATCGCTGTCGGCGTTAGATGATTGGCAACTGCACCGATGGCGATCGATCCGAGAAAAATCGATTGCTGCATCGTTTCGGCTTCCGCGTAATAAGCGACCCAGTTATCGCCCTCACGCCGAAGCGCCAATCGGCCGATTTTATTCATTCCGCCTGTTTCAGCTTTGCTCATTTGCGTCTACCCTCCAAATTCAAAAACTCCAAAAGTTCCGCCTTGACGACGAATTCCTTCAACCATTCGGGTCCGCGCTGGTCGGTGTCTTCGAAATAGTGAATTCGGTTCGCATCCGTGTGATCGCGCAGCGTCAGGTACGGCACTTGTTCGTGGCGCGCGACGACGCCGTTTTCCAGCACTGGCACCTGCCATTGCGGGAGTTCGTAATACAAGACATGCACCGCCGCCTCCAATATGTCGAAACCCGGCGTGACGGCGTCGACGACGGTGACGGTGACGGTTTCCTCGGCGACGAACGCGCCGACGCGAAACCGCAGGGCGACGCGTGCGTTCATCAATCCGCCTGTTTTTTCAAAAACACCGGCTGGGGTTCGCCGGGATTGAGGTACTTGGCGATCGCACGTTCGACGCGGATGCGCTCGTAGATTTCCGCGCGGTGCACGGGGACGTGCTTGGGCGCGGTGACGCCGATGCGCACCTGCCCGCGGTTAATTTCCACGACCTTGACTTCGATGTCGTCGCCGATACGCAGCGATTCCCCCGGCCGGCGCGTGAGGCTGAGGCGGCTCACGCGTTGGCCTCAGCCATGACGGCGACGGGGAAATCTTTCTCGATGGCGCAGCGCTCGCAGACGACGAGCTTGACCGGCTCCATCACCGGGTTTGCCATTTCCTCGTTGGCGCCCATGACACCCGCAAGCATGGCGTTGCCGCCGAGCATCATGGTGAGGCCCATCTGCCGCTCGATCGCACCCCTGTCGAGGCCGAAGCGCTCTATCGTGATACGCCAGAAAAGCGGCAAGCCGGCATGGCCGATTTTGTTGCGGCAGAGCGCGCAAGTCGCGTGCTCTCTGAGTTCGCGCTCTTTCATGCCGCCGCCTTGACGCACACGGGGTTGCTGCAGACGGTGCGATCGGCGTTCGTCCAGGTGCAGCCATCCGGGCAGCCGCTCTCCTCGGTGCACAGGCACACGTGGCAGTAGGGGCGGCCGTCGCGATAGGCGTGCATCGCGCGGGCGCGCTGCAAGGCCTCGCGGATTTTCTCCGCGTCGGCCGGGCCTTTCGCGGCGCCGGCGTGGAGCAGTTCCGCGAGCAGCTCGCCGGCGACTTCGGTCTCGCCGCAGCGCGCGGCGGCCCAGAGGCTGACGAGGAGCGGCGCGAGCGTGTCGCGCGCGAGCAGGACGAAGAGCGGTTCGCGCGGGAGCGCGCGGGCGTAGCAGTCGTACGTGCCGGCGTGGAGTTTGGTTGGCATTACTTTTTCCTCTTGGCTTTGGGTTTGCGCTTGGGGGGCTGGCGGAGCGCGCGGGCCGTGGCCTTTGAAACCTTCAGCGCCGCGCGTTTCTTCGGGGCCTTCTTTTTCGGCTTCGCCGCCTTTTTCTTCGCGGGCTTCTTTTTCGCCGCGGCCATCGCGCGTGCCGGCGTCTTTTCTTTCGCCTCGAGCGCGGCGAGGGCCTCGCGCTCTAACTTGGGCATGTCGATGCCGTAACGCTTCTCGAAGGCGGCCAGGCGTTTGCGCACTAAGCCCTGCCAGCTTCCGCTGACATAGTAGCCGAACAACGCCAGCTCGAGCATGAGCGTGAGGAGCTCGGCCGCGGTCTTGGCGCGATCGATCAGCTTCTCGATGCCGGCGCCGGCCTTCAAACCGTGGCGCACTAAGATGACGTCGTGGTCGCTGTAGTCCTGATCGGCGACGGCGTAGGCGATGAACCGCAGGTCCTCGACGCCGTGCTTGGTCTTGGTGCGCACGAGCCCGACGGCGCGGTTCTTGGCCATGTTGCGCGCGAGGTGGTGCAGGTCGGGCCCGCGCACCGCGGCTGCCGCCTTGCCTTTGGCCTCGCCCTTCGCCTTCGTTTTCTTTTTCGTTTTCTCGGGCGAGTGGACCTGGCACTTCGCGCCGACGCAGACCATTTCGGTGTCGCCGGCGCGGTCGCGGTCGGCGTACACGCCGACGGCGGCGGTGTCGCAGGCCTTGCCCTGGGCGAGCTTGTACTGGTCGCTGTAGAGCAGGTCCTTCCACAGCACGAGCCGGTGTCTGTTGTGCTGCCACGACGGCAGCGAGGTGATCGGGACGCCGAGCTGGTGGTCGGCCTTGACGCCGGCGAGCGCGGCGCGCACGGCCTCGCGCGCGGCGGCGAGCTTGATCTCCGCGTCGACGAACTCGCGCGCGTCGCTGACCGTGGGGAAGTGCCCGTCGCGCTTGTTCACGGCGGCGAAGTGCTTGACGGCGCGCGCCTGGTCGCCTTCGTTTAAACGCGAGACCATGAGCGCGTGCTCGGTCGGCAGCGCGTCCTCGCGGAACACCTTCTGCGCGGCCGGCGCGAGTGCGCGGAGCTTGATGCGCTGCAGGACATAGTCGTAGCTGCGGCCGATGCGCTGCGCGACCTGCTCGGGCGTGAGCTTCGCGATCTCGATCAAGAGCTTGAAGGCCTCGGCTTCGTCCAGCGGGTGCAATTCCTCGCGCTGGATATTTTCGATGAGGATGATTTCGAGCGCCTGCTCGTCCGTTAGATCGCGAATTAGCGCCGGGACGAACTCCTGGCGGGCGAGCTTCGAGGCGCGCACGCGCCGGTTGCCGGCGACGATCTCGAACTTCTTGGACGCGCCGGTCGGCCCGGGCGCGGGGCGCACGACGATCGGTTGCACCACGCCCTGCGCCGATATCGAGGCGGCCATCTCGGCGAGTTTGGTTTCGTCGTAGCGGCGGCGGTTGTACGGCGACTCGACGAGCTGCGCGAGCGGCAGGCGCGCGAAGTCGATGGTGGCGGGTTCGGTGGCGGTCGGCATGGTCGGGTTCCTTTTCGGGTGGCGGGTCTAGACGTCTAGACCCGGGTGGCGGGCGCTTGTCTCAGCGCACCTGGTGGGCGGAGTCGAATGCTTGCTCGGCCTCGGACGGGTGTGCGACCACCGCGCGAATTTGGCAGCCGAGTACGGTCCACTGTTCGGTATCGCCGCAGACGCGCACGGCCCAATTCGATTCGTTGCCGCGCGTCTTGAATCCGACCAGGTCGACGTCCTCAACCATGGTACAGCGGCCGGTCAGGCGCTTGACCTGGCGGTCGTCGAGCGTGGATATCCAATCTTTTAAGATGACGGTCCCATGAAAATCTTTTGTTTGGTAATCGGGCATGGCGCTCAGTTCTCCATGTGGTTTGTGGTTGGCCGGGGGTGGCGGGTCTAGACGTCTAGACCGTGGCAGCGGCGCTCATCCAGCGGCGACGTAGCGGTGAAGCTGATCGAGTCGGCGTAACAGTGCACATTGAACATCGCTCCCACGGCGCGCAGGTAGCGGAGGTGTTTATCGAGGGGTGCGTCCTCGCCGCGGTGCGCCGTTTTTTCGGCGGCGAGGACGATGAGCTGTTGAATGGGTTCGAGGAGCGCCCACACGACGGGACGCTTAAGCAGAGTCACCATGACGTGGAGCTGCGGCAGCCGCGGGCGCAGGTCGCGCGGGCGGCCGCGGCGTTTGAGCGTGGCGGCGGGGATCGGGCGCATCAGTCCCCGATCGGGAGTTCGACGTCAAGATCGAGCAGTTCGAGCCTGAGCTTGAATATTTCCTGTTCTGCTCTGCGAATCCGCTCCTGCTCATTTGCGATGCCTTGCTTGAGCACCTCGATCAGTGGCTTTAAATCTTCACGGGTCATTGTTTGTCCTCGTGGCACATTGTGCTGTGTGCATGTAAAGTATGCTTACACACAAGAATAATGATTGTCAAGCATGCTTACATCTGCGCGCGCCGGATTTTTGACGCGGAATCCCGTAGGTAGGGATCGCGGCTTTTATGAAAATGGTGAAAAGATCCTTATTCCGTACCGGTTTTGTCGATTTTTATTTTGGCTGAGACCAACCAATCAACAATTTCCCTGAGGCGGGCGCGTTCTGGAGATTGGAGCTTGCGGTATACCTCGATAACCGTTTGCTCCTCTCTGGAGAACGCGCCCATTCCCTTGGGCTCTGTGCTGTCGCTTCCTGGATGTTGCGCTGCGGCATCCAATTTTTTTGGACCGATATTTATGGCGATCCATCGGAGTTCGTAGCCGGTAACGTCGCTGACGGCGAGTAAATTTTCCGGGCGTAGGTGGCTGACGCTGTCGGATTCCCATTGTGCCACGGCGGAGCGACTAATGCCCTCGTAGCCCCATTGCTTCAATACGCGGTTTAATTCCTTGGCGAACGCGGCCGTCGATTCGAAACCGGCGGCGGTACGTGCCTCGAGGATACGCGCCCCGATAGTGGACATGTAAATCAGCTTACAGCCGGGTTCGATAAGCATGCTTGATTTCACCATGCAAGCATGCTTACACTTGCGGGGTGCGCAAGCTTGATGCGGTGAAAATGTTCGGGACGGTGCCCGATTTGGCGCGCGCGATTGGCGTGACGCCGCAGGCCATTTACCAATGGCCGGACATTTTGGCGGTGGCCCAAACCGATCGCGTGGTCGGGGCGGCGGTGCGCCTTGGCAAGCTGCAGGTGCGGTCCGACCACGAATCCGGCGATGCTGGGGCGCTCAGCGCATGAACGGCGCATATCAGGTCGCGTGACGATGCGCTTTCTCATTTTGTTTTTTCGCGATGTCCTCCTCCTAGTAGTTCCATCCGATGATGGTTGCCGCCTGGCCGTTACGGCAGGCGGCCTTTTTTTTACCCGAAACGGTTGGCAAGAGTTGGCAGGACTTTTTGGAGTGGAGGTTAAGCGATGAGCGTTCGCGGGAAAGAGGTGCGGCCGTTTCTCGACTCCGACATGCACGAGAAGCTCGCGATCATGGCGGAGTACAATGACGGGATGCAGCTCAACGAGCTCGCCGCACGGTTGCTGGAGAAGCAGATTGCCGCTGAATGGCATGAGATCAGTGTACTGATCGCGCGCTCCGAGCGCCTCGGAAAGCGGTGGAAAGCGGTGGAAAGCGGTGGAACGCCGCGGAAAATTGCGGACACCTCGTGATGCGCCGCCCGTGGAAACACGCGGAGGTGGCGCGGCTGCGGCGGGAATACGCGGACACGCCGGCGCCGCAAATCGCCGAGCGGCTGCGGCGCACGGTGCCCGACGTCTACCACCAGGCCAAGCTGCTCGGGCTGCGCAAGAGCCAGGGCTTCTGTCGGCGCCGGATGCGTGCGTACATCGCCAAGCATGGGCCGCTCCACGGAGCACCGTGGACGCGTGCGCAACGTGCGTTGCTGCGAAATCTGTACCCGCACCAGCCGACCACCGAGGTGGCGCGGCGCTGCGGGCACTCAGTGCCGAGCACCAGCAATACCGCACGACACCTCGGCCTGAGAAAATCAAAAGCCTATCTCGCGAGCCCGGCCGCGTGCCGGCTGCGCCGTGGCGACCATGTCGGCGCCGCGTACTGGTTTCCGAAAGGGCACGTGCCGGCGAACAAAGGCCTGCGCCGTCCGGGTTGGCATCGCGGGCGCATGCGCGAGACGCAGTTCAAGAAAAGTAACCGCCCGCACACCTGGAAGCCGATCGGCACCGAGCTCGTGAACGCGGACGGCTATCGGGTGCGCAAGGTCACCGATACCGGCTACCCGCCGCGGGATTGGAGACCTGTGCATCGCCTCTTGTGGGAGCAGGCCTACGGCCCCGTGCCGCCCGGCTACGCGGTGAAGTTCATCGACGGCGACTTCGGGGCACGTCGTGCTCGACAACTTCTGCCTCGTCAGCCGCCAGGACCTGGCGCGGCTCAACAATACGTGGTGGCGCTACCCGCGCGCGCTCGCCGAGGCGATCCAGCTGCGCGGCACGCTGGTCAGGAAAATCAACCGGAGACTACGCGATGAAAAACAAAATGTCGGATCTGAGGAACCACTTGTTCATGGCGCTCGAGTCGCTGGCGGATAAGGAAAACCCGATGGCGATCGACCGCGCGAAGGCGATCGCGGACGTGGCGCAGACCCTCATCAACTCGGCCACGGTGGAAGTGAAATTTCTGGCAGCGACGGGCGCGACGAAAGGCACCGGGTTCATTACGCTCGATGAGCCGACCGAGCCGCTCGGGACGCCGCGCGCGGCGCGGCTGGTGGGCGGCCCTAAGTAGACGGCACCGAGTCGAGCCGAGCTACGCGCCACTCGATCTCAAGGCGAACCGCGCGCGCCGGTGCGCGCTCAATGGAGGCGAACGATGCAAACCAGTGAACAGACCGACACACCGGCGCCGGCGGCGCCGAAGGCCGGCCGCGGCAACGGCAAGAAAAAGCTCGCCGAGGGCGAGGGCGTGATACGGGTTGACCTTATCCGCCCGAGCGTCGCCGAGCTCGTGGCGCTCTACCGCCGCAAGGTCGACGCCGCGGCGGCGTACAAGGACGCGATCCAGGCGATCGCGACCAAAGCGGGGGTCAACAAGAAAGCGCTCGGCACGTACATCAAGGCGAAGGCCGAGGACAAGTTGTACGAAACGCACGCGCGCATCAAACAGCTCGAGCTGCTGTTTGAAGAGATCTAGCGCGGAGACTATGCGCGATGGCGTCACCCATATTTTCGGAGGTGCTCAAATACTCCGAAGCAACAAAAGGCGATCGGCTCGTGATACTCGCGCTGGCTGACGAGGCCGGCAAGGAAACACGCTCGGCGCATTGCAGCATCGGCCTCATCGCTGCGCACGCGAAATTGTCCGAGCGTGCGGTGCAGTATTCGCTGCGCCGTTTGGTGAAGATGGGCGAGGTGTCGATCGTGAGCGACGGCGGCGGGCGCAACTGTGTGGCCGTCTACCGGATCAACGAGCTGCCGGTCGAAGAAAAGGGTGCAACTCTTGCACCCTTTTCCGCTGGAAACGGTGCAACTCTTGCACCCTTTTCCGCTGGAAACGGTGCAACTCTTGCACCCTTTAATGCACCGAAAAGGGTGCAAACGGCGACCGAAAAGGGTGCAAACGGCGACACAGAAAGGGTGCAAACGGCGACACACTCCTTATTCCGGAATATTATTCCGTTACTTCCCAATATGTCGAGCAACGCTTCGCGCGGCTCGACTGCTCGCGACCAGGCGAAGGCAATCCTCGCCGAGCTCAACCGCCGGACCTTCAAGCAACCGAACCGCGGCTTCCCACCGACGGACGCAAACCTCAACCTCATCGTCGCGCGGATTCGGGAGACCGACGTCGAGCGCACGTTCAATACGATGGTGCGGATGATCCTCAAGTGGTGGGGCACCGACATGCAGGAGTTTCTGCGGCCAGCCACCATATTCGGCCAGCAGAAATTCTCGCAATACGTCGGCGAGCTCGGGACGCCGGTGCGACGCCACGACGGGCGTCCGGTGAAAATGGCGTTCACGCCTGAGCAGTTGCAGCGCATCACCGAACCGCTCGGCGATTCCGCGCAGGTGACTCGATGACGGCGATCCAGAAGTGCGCGGGGTGCAACGCCGTGTTGCCGGCGCCGGGTGCGCCGTGCGACGTCTGCGGCGTTACACCGAAGCCGCTGCGCCAGGAGCCGCCGAGCGATGAATTCGTGTGTGGCCCCGGGCCGCCGAAACACGGCACGCCGTTGCGGCGCGAGTTCGCCGATGAGCTCCAGCGCGCACGTGGGTGGATCGAGGAATACCGTGCGGCACATTCCGGTGTCAGTGTCCGGGCGGCCGCGTTGGAGTACCTGCGCGAGCACCCGAAGCGCACGTCCGGCAATGTAGGCAAGCACGCCGCGGCCGCGCTCGGGGGGAGCCGATGAGCCGCACGTACGACCTGCCGCTCGACATTCCGCTCAGCAAGAGCCCGGAACAGATTTTCGAGCACGCGGAAGCGAAGCGTCCACGCCAATACGCGATGGACATTTTCAAGCGCTACCCCGAGCACGAACGCCTGGCGCAGGTCGACCGCCTGGTGCCGCCATACTTTCGCGACGCGGTGCGCCAGTACCTGCAGATCGCGGCCATGCGCGCGCAGGCCATGCGCGTAACGGGGGCGACATGATCGCCGGGTCCTTCCTCCAGCACGCTCCACACGCACGCGCAGCACGCAGGTTCTTTCTAGCGACCGGGCGCGTAGGGACTTCCTTACCGGTTGGGTTTGAGAGGCGGGCGTGATCATCGGTGACGATGGGCGCTGCGTTGTGAACAAGCGGGAGCTCGCGGCGATCGTGGGAGTGTCGGAGCGCACACTCACGGAGTGGCAGGAGCAGGGGCTGCCGGTCGAACTCGTCGGGGGGCGCGGGCTCGACAATCAATACGACACGGCGAAGGTCATCGAATGGCGGATCCAGAAGGCGCTCGCGGGCCAGGCGAAGGAGAGCGGGCGCGAGCGGCTCGAGCGGCTGCAGGCCGAGGACCTCGAGCTCAAGATCGCGGAGCGGGCGGGGCGCATGGTGGCGCTGGCCGACATCGAGCCGGCTTGGACGGATGGCATTACTGCGGCCCGGGCGGACTTGCTCGCGGTCGCGGACCGGCTCAAGACTAAGCTCGATGCGAGCTACCGCATCAACGTCGATCCGGCGCTGATTGAGGCCGAGGTGCTGCAGGCGCTCGCGAAACTCGCGGGCCGCGGCCCGCAGCTCGCCGGCGCCATCACCGAGGAGGACACGACCGGGTGAGTGTCGCGGCGCAAACCCTCCGTTCCCGCACGCCCCCGCCGCCGATCTGGCGCGCCCGGGTGCGCGCGGGTGGGCGGGAGGCCTTCGTGCGCGCGTGGTCGGCCTGGCGGCCGCCGGAGCAGATCGGCACGCGCGAGTGGGCCGACGCCGAGCTCTATCTGCCGCCCGACATCGGCACCGCGCGCCCGGGGAAGTACCGCTCGGACGTGACGCCGTGGCTCTATCCGATACAGGATGCGATCGACGACCCGACCACGACCGAACTGGTGTGCATGAAATCGAGCCAGGTCGCGTGGACGATCGGCGTCGTGACCGCCTACGTCGGCAAGCGCATCGACCGCGATCCGTGTCCGATCGTGATCATGTTCCCGGCGACCGAGGGCGCACGCGAATACAGTGACGAGAAGTTCATGCCGATCGTCGACGCGACGCCGGCGTTGAAACGCCGCATCGACCAGCGCACGCGCAAGAGCGGCAACCGCGCGACCTTCAAGAAGTTCGCCGGCGGGTTCCTGAAACTCGTCGGCTCGAATTCCCCGCGCTCGGTCAAATCGAGCTCGGCGCCGGTGATCATGGTCGAGGAGCCCGACGACGCGAGCACGAACGTCAAGGGCCAGGGCGACTCGATCACGCTGCTGCGCGACCGCGCGAAAACGCACCCGCGCTACAAGTTCGTGATCGGCGGCACGCCGACCATCGCCGGCGTCTCGGCAATCGAGGCGGCGTACAAGCGCTCCGACCAGCGCAAGTTCTTCGTGCCATGCCACGCGTGCCGCGGCGAGCACGTGCTCGCCTGGGAGAACGTGCACTGGGACGAGAAGGCCGACATCGCGCACGAGATCTACGGGCGCGCGCAGCCGGAGACGGCGCGCTACCAGTGTCCGCACTGCAACCGGGGCTGGAGCGACTACGACAAAAACGAGAACGTGAAGCGCGCGACGTGGCGCGCGACCGCGCCCTTCGCCGGCGTCGCCGGGTTCGGGCACCTCTCGGAGCTTTATGTGCCGTGGCCGAAATCGGCGTTCGGCTATCTCGTGCGGCGCTGGCTCGAGGCGAAGCACGACTACGAGCACGGGGAGGACGAGAAGCTCATCGCCTTCTACAACTCGACGCTCGGGCTCCCGTACGAGTACGGCGGCCAGCAGATCGACCTTGAGGCGCTCGCCAAGACGGCGCTCGCGTACGCCGAGGGCACCGCGCCGCGCGCGGGGCTGCTGCTCACGGTCGGCATCGACGTGCAGCACAACCGCTTCGCGCTCGTGGTGCGCGCGTGGGGCCGGGGCGATGAGTCCTGGCTCGTGTACTTCGGCGAGATCTACGCCGGGGACGCCGACGTCGGCGGGGTGAATGACCGCTCGGATCCCGTGTGGCAGGAGCTCGAGCAGCGCGTGTTCGGGGCGTACCGGCATGCCTCGGGGCGCGAGCTGCACGCATCGGGCGTGTCGATCGACTGCTCCGACGGCAACACCTCGGACGCGGTGTACGGCTGGGTGCGCGACATGAAGAAAAAATATCCGGGCGTGCAGCTGATGGCGGTGAAAGGCGCGAGCGATAACGCCGACAAGGAGGTGTTCTCGCTGCCGAAGCGCAGCATCGATCACAAGACGCCGACGAAGGCGAGCCGCTACGGGCTGCGCGTGTTCATCGTCGGCACGAACAAGGCGAAGGACCTGCTGCTCGGCGGCGCCGGCAAGCGCGGGCGCATTCACCTGACGGGCGAAGGGCCCGGGCGGTTTCATGTGTACGCCGCCGTGCGCGCCGATTACTGGGAGCAGCTCGCGGCGAGCGAGGTGAAGGCGCCGTCGCGGCGGCTGCGCGGGCGGCTCGTGTGGCAGTTGCGCGCCGGGCGGCGCAACGAAGCGCTCGACGCCGAGATCTACGCGCTGCACGCCGCGCGGGCGCTCAAGACCCACATCGCGACACCGGCGCAGTGGGATGCGCTCGAGCACCACCTCATGCAGGCGGATCTGCTCACGCCCGCGGCGGCGCCCGTCGAGCCGGCGCCGGCGGAGCGCGCGCCGGCACCGGAGGAAAAACCAGCGACACCGCCCGCGGCGCCGCCGCCCCCCGTCAAACCCCCGCGCGCCACGCCGCCGCGCGCGGGGTTCGTGAATCGCTGGCGGCAATGAGGGTGATTCGCGCATGACATTCGAGCATTTAACCAATCCACCGCGCATTGTCGATCTGCCGTACGTCAAAGCGCGGCTCTGGCGCTGGGCCGGGTGGTGTTTGGGGGCGCGTTACAGCGGTGGCGAGGTGTCGATCACCGGGCGATTGATTGACGGCCTGAAGTCGAATGTCTGCCCCGGCTGGCTGGACGACGTCGCCGCGGGCCGGGCGCACGATCCGCATTGCCCGCAATGCGGTGGGCGCGGGCGGTTGCGGTTGGCGCTGCGCAGTCGGCCGCGCCTGCGCCGTATCGCGTGTTCAATATGCGACGCGCACGGAATATTTTTCGGGGATTGGTGCTACCGCTGCCAGGGCACGCGCGAAATCACGATCACGGAATTGCAGGTCAACCCAGCCACGATTCCCGGGACCCGGCACGTCGGCGGCGATCTACCGAACGACGCCGCGTCGGCGGCGATCGACGAAATGGTGACGGGTTGGCGCGCGCACGACGAAACCGTGTGGTGTCACCGCGTCGTCGTCGCTGAATATCTGTGGCACGGGTACGTCGAAATGAAGCTGCGCCGATTGCGGGTCACGCAAAAAACCAAGGCGGATCGCATGAAAGTTTCCTTGAGTTTTTACGAAAAACGCTTGCGCGAGGGACACCGGCGCGTCGAGTCGCTGTTGCGGGAAAAAAATCTCTGATTTGAGGGGGCTTGACTCGTACGGAAAACCGTGCATAAATGCGCACGCTGGTCGAATTGTCACCGGCGCGAACGAATCACCGAAAAACCCGAGCACCGCGA